CTCTCGGAACGGATGGCACATCACTCCAATGGGTTTCAACATCCGGGCCATTTACAAGCCCGATTCAAATAACCGTTAACAGTACATTGCCCGCTCTGTCGGTCACACAAACAGGAACAGGCCCGGTTTTGCTGATCGAGGATGCGACAAGCGTTGACTCGACGCCGACCGTAATTGATTTTCTTGGAAATCTGATTTTAGGAAACTCATCAAGAACATCTAGTGTTTCAAGCAAAATTGAAGTTCACTCTCAATCTAATGAGACGTTTACGTCACCGTCAGTTAATCTTTTTAATTGGAACACTTCAACAACCAGATCGTCGGTGCTTGCTTTTGTAAAGTCCAGCTCTGGAACTGTCGGGTTATTCGCAGACAATGTGACGGGTGAAAAACTTGGCGAGGTGGCGTTTAGCCATCGAGTTTCGTCAGTTGTGACATCTGCGTCAATAAGAGGCAAAAGTTCCGGTGGGTATCCAATATTGGAGCTGCAATCCCCAAAAGAGATTTCGCAAATTTCTAATTTGCAAACTACGTTTCCATACAACTTTTCTGATCAGCCGTTTTTCAAAAAGTCTGAGTATTTGTTATATAACAAAAATGGACCAACAACGGGCTATATGTATCTCACGACAAACGGGCTTAGCGTTAGCACAATAAATCAAGTAATTGTTCCAGAAAATACAACGGTTGCTTTTTATGGGATAGTGGCGTTGCGAGACACTACTTCAGACACATCTGTGATGTGGGAAGTTAAAGGCTCCATTGGACGATCTGGATCTAGTGCGCCTGTGCTTGGAAATTACAACATAAATACAATCTCGGAGATCGTTTCTCCGACTACGCTTTTTGGAATTCAAGTCGATGCTGTAAACAATGCTTTGACACTTTACACTTTCAATTATGGGTTTGCTTCTTCAAGTATGTATGCTGCGGCTTCAATCAATACAGTTGAGGTGACTTGGTAATGGCTGCAATAAATATAAACAATCTTGGGGCTGGTGCTGATGTCACATTGACAAACCCAGGCAATGCGTTGCGTGTCAATGGCAATGATGTTGCGCTTTTGCAATTTACTCAGACATGGACGGGGCGACAGTATTTGCAAGGCTCCACCAGCAATTACGGAGCTTTGATTCGATCTGCTCTTGAGGTCAATTCGTATTCGGCTTCTGGAGCATCGGGAACTACGGTATTGTATACGCTGAACAACCCGTTAATATTTTTTTATGCAGGCAATTCGACAGGGAATTGGGGGGTTGATATTAGGGGTTCTGTATCTATTTCCCTGAACACGGCAATGGCGACAAATAATGTTTTAACGATTGTTTTTCTGGCTAATCAAGGGTCCACAGCTTATTACCCGACGAGCTTTGCAATTGAAGGGACAACAGCAGGCGTGTCGTTAAAATGGCTTGGTGGTTCAGCCCCGACTTCTGGCAATGCGAACAGCATTGATGCTTACACTTACACCATCATTAAAACAGCAAGCAATACCTACACGGTGTTGGCATCACAAAGCAGGTTTGCCTAATGGCATTGATTTCTACTTTTGCGAACGCTACCGCAAGAGGGTATGGATTGTTCGTTAACAAACCGGCAATCGTTATTCCAGATGTAATTGATGTTCTGGCTTTCAACTCAACCCCGTCTGGTACGACTGCTGGCCCAATCAACAACTATTACAGGCGCTATGTTTACAAGGCGATCTACACCGCGGCTGAATTGGTTGCGGCTGGGTGGAGTAGTGGACAGACGATCAGGCGCTTGTCTTTGTATGTCACATCACAACCGACTTACCAGCCCTATCCTTTATATGCAATCGGGATGATAAACACCGGGTTGTCTGTTGGGTCTGACTTTACGAGCGGCATCACGACTGTTGTGAACCAAGCAAGCAGATCGTTTACAGTTAACCAGGAAAACATAATTACACTCGATACGGCTTTTGCTTGGGACGGCACTAGCAATCTTGGGATATCGTTTGCTTGGGGGCAATGCCCAACAACGTATTCTTCGACGGGTGTTGTGAGAAGCAACACAGGCGGGTCTGGAAGGTACTCTCGCACCGACTCATCCGGCACATATCTCATTAGCGATGTTGCCGGTACAACGGTCAGCGGCAGACCGTGTGTCAAACTTTATCGAACCTTGTGAGGGAAAAATGGCTATTCAATTGCCTGTTAATCAAACGGTTTTTGGTGTTTCGTTTCCAGACGCATACCATCGCATCGTTGTTGCTTTTGTTGAGCGGCAGCGTGATGATGCGGAGAAGTTTCGAGCGGTGATCGAGCTGGCAACGTATGCAGTTGACCCTGGGGAAACGCCTGCCCAGCCTGTTGTGACTCGACGATACTCTGCGCCGATTTCACAGGTTGAGGCGCATGATGGTCCTTCGTTTTTGCAACAATGCTACCAATGGATCATGGCGCAGCCTGACATGGCTGGAAGCGTGGCGGTATGAGTTGGGACGAACTCGATGCGATCACGCTGGATGTGCGCGATGTCCAGCAGAGCAGGGACGACCTCGACAGGTTGACCATGCGGGTATTCGGAACTGAGGATGGCCAGAAGCTGCTGATGACGCTGAAGGCCACCTACGTCGATGTGCCGGTCGCCGCGCCCGGTACTGATCCATCGTTCGCATACTTTGCTGAAGGTCAGCGGGATGTGATCCGAGGATTGATTGCGCGGATTCAACGAACAAGGAAACTATGAGCGAGCAAGCAACCGAGCCTGGCAGCGCCAGCCTACTCGATGCAGCAGCACCCGAAGCAGCGCCTGCTGAACCGAGCAGGACAGAGATCAGCCACAAGGAGGCTGCGCCAGCTGCTGCCGCACCGTCAACGGATGACGAACCGCTGCAGCGACCGGACTACTGGCCGGAGAACTTCTGGAAGAAGGACGACAACGAACCGGATCTCGAGGGTATCGCCAAGTCCTGGCGGGATCTGCGAGCGAAGATCAGCAAGGGGGCGCACAACGCACCGGCTGATGGAAAGTACGATCTGAGCAAGTTCGGCGAAGCCGCTGCCGACAACCCGATGGCCGAGGTGCTGACCAGCTGGGCGAAGGACAACGGACTCAGCCAGGCTTCATTCGACGACCTGGTGGTGCAGCTGCAGGAACGGGCGAAGGACACGATGTCAGGCGATATCGTTGATCCCGGCACCGAGCTGAAGAAGCTGGGGCCGAATGGCCAGGCTATGGTCAACGGCATGGCCGAGTGGGGCCGCGGCATGGTCAAGAAGGGGATCTTCTCAAATGATGATTGGGAAGAGTTCAAGATCGCCAACGGCACCGCTGCAGGTCTGCGGATGATGATGAAGCTCCGCGAGACTTACGAGGGCCGGGTGCCGATTCAGTCGATGCCGATGGAGAACGCCCCGAGCAAGGAAGAGTTGTATCAGATGGTCGGTGATCCGCGTTACAAGACTGATGCTGCCTACCGGCAGAAGGTCGAGCGACTATTCGCTGCGGTTGTGCAATAATCGCTTTGTTGGTTCGCGTCTCCTCCTTCCCGCTCAGCGCGGGTTGCACCCGGCTCAGTCCGGGTGTTTTTTTATCTGCTTGCAATGCGATATCGTTTCGGTTATCTTGATAGATAAGGCATATCGGGATGCAATGTCTCGACCCTGACAGCGGATGAATCCGACGAGTGGCTGACCGTAATCAGCAAGCGAGGCCCGCAGCAGCGGCTCACCAGCGCGACAACCCTGATCATCAACCGAATGAGGTAATCAAATGAGCGTTTCTCTTTCGAACGCCTTTGTGACTCTGTTCGATGCTGAGGTGAAACAAGCCTACCAGGGCAAAGCAATGCTGGTGGGTGCGGTTCGTCAGCGTCGAGGTGTCGAAGGCTCAACCGTCAAATTCCCGAAAGTCGGTCGCGGCGTGGCTACGGCTCGCGTGACTCAGACCGATGTCACCCCGATGAACGTCGGATTCTCGACCGTCACCTGCACGTTGAGCGACTTTAACGCTGCCGAATATTCGGATGTGTTCTCGCAGCAAAAGGTCAACTTCGATGAGCGTCAAGAGCTGGCCCAGGTGGTCGGCGCTGCAATCGGTCGCCGCCAGGATCAGATGATCCTCGATGCGCTGAATGCTGCGTCTGGCACCGGCACGGTGGCGAACTCAATTGGTGGCTCGAACACCAATATGAACATCTCCAAGCTGCGCGAAGCCGCGAAGATCCTCAACACCAAGAACGTCCCGGCTGAAGGTCGGAACATCATCATCCA